TCAGCGCGTAAGGTGTCAGGTCTTGTGCCGCATAGTTGGCATCGCCGTATGCTTTAGTGACTGCATCCTGCGCTGCGGCAGGGTCAAGCAGATTAGTTACAGCAAAGCCGCCCATGTTAATATCACCACCAAACGTACTCGCCCCACCAACTGACAATAACCCAAATGTGCCTGTTCCTGTAGCGGTATAATCGCCATCTGCCGAAACGATCGACAGAGAATAAGTACCACCACCGATATTCGTGTTAGCTGCTATAACGGTATCATTCCCACCAATAACCTCACATCCAGAACCATTATCCGATGCTCTTGCATTACCATTAGAGGCGAGTGAATGGACATGATTATACTCGCTCCTGATAGATATTGTTCCTGTGGTTTTCAGCACAACAGCATCATCAGAAATACTTGTTACATGAAATGAATTTCTCCGCGCTTCGACTTCGCCGCTTGCAGTTAGAAACGCCTCGCCGTAAGTAGTGTCTGCGCCATCGTCTACTACAACGAAGCGACATATCAACGAGTCCAATAGGCCGCCAGCCGTTGACTGAAATCCTGCCGTGTGGCTTGCGGTTCCTGAATTTTTCACATTAACATCAACATCCCTAAAGTCGAAATCAGAACCAGCTTTTGATTGTACTGCGTTCTTTCTGCCTGTGGCACCACAATTCCCCGTGTGTGCATACTCGATTGTACCTCGGCGCATCTTGAGCGTGCCTGTTCCTTTAATGCAAGTAGGTTGCCCTACATTCACGAAGTCAGCAGCCGATACCATCTTAACATGACAATGGTTTATACTGATCGAGCCCGTACCCTGTATCGTTGCGATGGCATTTGTAGCACCCGTAACTTGCATCTTAATCTTGGACAATTTACAACCAGTCCATGCCCCATAGTTGCACAAGTCTGCATCTGCCAGCGTGACAGTCTGAACAGCAGGAGAGCAACCCATCCCCTGCACGCACTGATTGTTTGCAGAGAAGTTTATAGTGTTCGTATATGTCCCTGGGTAGACAAGAAATGCCTCGCCGCCTGCGGTGTTCGCATCCAGTGCCGTTTGAATAGATGTATAGTCGCTTCCTGACGGAGAGATGGTAATTGTTTTGGTGGGGTTGAGAACGGCAAGGTCATTAAAGTTAGTGCTAATCTGCGACTGCATGCTGACGTTGGTGTTCCCGTACTCTATCAGTGACGCCTTGTTGGATATGCTCGTAGCCGAAGCCGTTATCCAAGAGTTAGTATCACTTCCAGATATCCCAACCCAGATCGTGTTAGTACCAGCATCTGGCGCACCGATCCGCTGAAGAATGTCGTTGGCTACAGTCCCAATGCTGTTAGTGAAGGTAACTGTAGACCCTCCGTCAGGTTCCAGGTTAAATAGACCCAATGCAGAGTCATATTTCCATATGTAGTTATTGGTTGGTGTAGCGGACGTGAAGCTCGTTCCGCGCACTTTACCGACAACTGTAGTTAGATAGGTGCCTGTCACATCGCCGAGCATGTTGGAATCGGCTGTCAGATAGCCCTGAGAGCCCCACAACGAGTCGAAATAGTACTGGCCATCTGGGGCAGACTTGGCCCGTACTACGATCCCTGAGCCAGCCTGAACAGGAAAGGAGGCCAATACTGCCGTGTGCGGACCCAGGGCGGACCAATCGAGTGGAGTAGTGGCCAAGGCCGCAGCTCCTCCACTTATCTCAGGAGACGGCAGCACAACCTGCCAACCGCGGGCAAAGCTACTCTTGAGAGGTGTTGCAGCGTCCGTAAGGCGTATGGCTGCATAGCCCTGATCTGTCAGGTACCCGAAGTCGTTGGTACCAACAAGGAACTCAACACGGTTACTGAATGCTGTGCCGCTGATCGAGAAACCAGCTGTGATCTCATCAGCATACTGGTTAGTGCTCCAGAAGTAAGTAGAAACCATACCTGTGGGGTTATAGACGACACCAAAGGATTCCCATGTGTAGAAGATCAGTTTTGGGGTATTGTATTTTCCCGCGACTATCGTAAACTGAGGGTCAGCATTATTGAAGAATACACTATTACTTGTCTCCGTCCGCGTCTGTGCAGCTGCTCCTGTCGTAAAGGCTATAGCCATTGCCAGTATGCTGATTGCTCGCTTCATTAGAATGTACCCTTCCAGTTCTCGATACGGCCTTCTTCATAATAGTCGGCAGAGAAGTCATCTTCTTCTAGATCAAAATTGACCACGCCATTTCGGCTGCGCTTATTGTTCTCGGCCAGGGCGGAGGTTACTCCGCGGTCATAGTCTTTACGACGATCTGCGGCCATTACAGGGTCCGACCATGGAAGAGATGATGTCTGTCTAGCCATCCACCATGTGGCGCCTGCTACAATAGCCTCACCCCACCGGTCCAGGTACCAGTCAGGCATGGTGTCGGTATTGATGTCTGGCCGAAAGATTACATCCGCCTGGATCATAGGGCTGAGGACTCCCGTCCCCGTCAGGCCGTTCATATAGCCTGCGCCGCTGATGTCGGTACCTTCGCTGCCAGCAGTTATATATGAAATAGTGCCGCCCTCGACGTAGATCACGAATTTAGTGACGACGTTCGAGCTATTGTAGATCGGCCGGACAAATCCAACGTTCCCACCTATGGCTACACGGAGAGCAGTTTGGATGGTAAGTGCTACGTCGTCGAAGTCGACATCAGCAGTGAAGTCGATATCGGTCATGCTGTAAGTGGATCCGTTGATTGAAGCACCCAGCGATCCGGCACTGATCGACGTCCAGTCTCCGATGGTGGCCGTGCCTATAGTCCCGCAGGTCAGCAACATGTCAGCTAGGTTGGCGTTGGGGGTATGGCCAGTTACAAATCGGATGTCTGTTTCTTTGAGAAGCTCGAACCAGTTGGACTTCTGTTTCGCTTGGTTGATTTTGACGTGCTTGATTCGATGGATGCTGGCCTCGTAGGCGTGGGTAAGGACGTAGTCCTGCTGATAGTCTACGACGGCAATAGGATCCAACTCTTCACGAAATGATTGGGTCTTCCTGGCGAACTCGCGGCCCATGCGTTGAAGTGCCTGCAGGAGCAAGTTGACCTTTGCTCCTGGCAGGTCCGTCAACATCTGAGTGTAGTAGTCAGAATATGTTGTAACCTGTGACATTCGTACTGCTCCTCCAAGCCACAGAACAACGGACTATCTTACAGCTCACCGGCGAGCATCTTCTGGCGGTTGAGCGTCATCTCGTTGCCGCGAGCCTTTTGTTCATCGTAAGCCTGTTTGGTGGACATTTCGACAAAATGGTAAGGGAACTTTCTTGTCGAGCCCCTGCTCTTTCGACCCTGCTTTGGATCCTGCGTAAATCTTGGAGTCAATGCATTGTCAGCGACTTCCTTAAATCGCTCCGGAATAATGACGGCCTCTTCTCGCTTAATGACGAGCTGCTCACCATTTACTCCCAGCATGACATCAGTCAGGTCGTTGGGGTGAGCCATCGGCTGAAAGATCACCTTGTAGAACCGTTCTTCTGCTGAACCGGCCTTCTTCGTTTCCTTCGGCTCGCTTTCTATCGCACCGTTCCAGTTAGATGACCCACGCTTGATTATGGCGAAGGTTTCTTTACCAGGGGGATACTGACAGATCCCGTAGACTTTTTGGTCTATGTTTTTGGAACCCATACAACCAGCTGCGGCCTGCTTGGTTTTGAAGGGTTGATTGTCTGCAGTGAATATGACTTCGTCTTGCTCTTGGTCGTGTACCGACTCTTGGCTGTCGCTCATGTTGTGTTACCCTCGTGGTATACGTTATGGAGCGGTAAAGGGCCAGCACCCGCCAGCCCTTTCCGTTTCCGAATGTTAGATGCTAGTCGTCCCAGGTACCGGCCTCGAACGAGATCAACTCATCATTGACATTGATCACGTCAGTAGCACTCAGCTGGAACCCTGCTGGCGCCACGTCACCTATGGCTACAGGAGAGAGGTCAAAGGAAGGTCCGATAAACTCGACTGCGCCTGTAGCTGCAGCCTGGTTGAGTGTGACATCATCATCGCCAGATCCCTGATCTGCAGTGATGGCATTGATCGCATAACGCTTGCCATCGATTATGATCTCGCTTCCTTCTTGTATGCGGTTACCGCTCGCCACTATATCAGAGTTGAAGTGACCAGTGAAGCTGCCAGCGGTGTCCAGAGTCCACTCATTGATATCTGCACTTTTAGCATCACCTGGGGCGATGGCGCGAGTGCTTAGTCCGCGTAAGTCCCCATGTAACCAGCGAAGGTAGATACCCTCTCCGTAAGTGACGGAGGTCTGGTTGGTAGAGGTCATCGTGTCGCCACCGAAGTATGGCTCAATTCCGAGCGATGTCAATGGTGTCTGCTGAGTAGCACCACCGCTGCCGACAAATCGAAGCCCCTGCTTCATGTCACCAGAACGCATCATATTGCGATTCCAGAAGAGTCGTGCTTCGTCTGCATCTTCCAGGTTGTAGAGCGTTACCCAGTCAGGGACGAATCCTATGCAAGCAAAAAGTGCCGCGCCAGTACCGTTGATTATTCCAGCTATATTGTTCTTCATGTGTTCCTCCTGCCCTTTCGGGCTATGGTTTATCGTTTCGTTATGACTACACTATCAAAGACATAAGGGGAGGAGTATCTACTCCTCCCCTTTCGGGTTTCTAGCTAGGGTTGGCGGTTGCCCCGACTTCCAGTCGTGCGAACCATGCTTCGTTCAAGATTGCCGCGGTCTGATATGTCTTCCACGCGACTGAGCCAGTCTGTCCTAGAGGATCTCCAGGGGCTGGGTTATTCGGATTCAGTACGATCGGCGTGATCGCATTGGAACCCTGCAACGGCACTATGGCGTATGCATCCCGAGCAGTGACCAATATCGGATAGACATCGGCTTGGGCTGTTGCAGAAACGGCTGCTCCGTTCGACAGGAGTGTCGTGCCGGTGAGTCCAGCTGCCAACCACGGGTCAACCATGCCGGTCAAGATGATTCTGATTTGGTCCATCGAACCAATCTCTCCTGGCAGTGACTTACTGGAATCCGCGTAATTCTTGACTTCCGTGAAACCAGTCAGACCACGCAGATCTGCATCGAGGTCAGTATGGCCAATGGCCCAATAGGCTGGCATGACCGACTCTGTAGCGATCATTGCACTGGCCTTGATGATCTCGGTAATCTCACGCGCCTTGTTGCGTTTGAATGACCGGTAGATCAGGCGGAAGTCGCCGCGTACTGCAGGAGAGTTGACTAGGGCACGTGAAGCTACACCATTGGCGTAGAATACGTTTGTACCGCCCTTCAGGACGTTAATCCTGATCTCTTCCACGGTTTCTGCCGACTGTTCGCCAACAAGACCCATCATCTGGTTGAGGACTGGATCCTCGTGAGTATCTTCAATCACGTCGGTCAGAGGCAGCATGTCGCCATACTGTTCTAGCGTCGCGATGATATCCGTCTTGGTTAGCTGCTGACCGGCCGGAGTGATACCTTCTGCCAGGGGAGCGGAAGCGCGCTGCAGTGATTCGTAACGGCGCCACGTCCTGGTCTTGGTCTTGTTCTTCCCTTGAGGGTCCATCTGCCCGAAGCGTTCGAAGACCATGATATGTTGGCCGCGCTCAAGCAATTTCTTGGCCGCAAATGCTGCCGTTCGGGGTGATATGTCGCCGTATTTTGTTCCTGCCATGAGAGGCTCCTTATTCGTCTTGTGAGTAATTCACTCGGCGCTCGGAAGCTCTACGGCTTTCTGGTGCTCTACGTGATATTAACAGTTTATCTTGCCTAACCTAATGTACCTATGTTCACCATGTTCTTACAGCTCGGACATTTTATCTCCACTGCGTCAATTGTTCCTTTGAACAGCAATCGGTCGCATCCCGCCATCGGGCATCTGAATGACCGGCTGGTATCCACGTCAATGATCTTCTCTGGATATCGTTCATCATGAATCATATTCTTCGACTGCGAGCTCAAGGCTATACTTCTGCCTCCTCGTGGAACGCTTCATCAAATTCTGCGGTCTGGTCAGAGTCAGTCTTGGCGTTGCTGCCAGCGTCACTGCCACTGGTCTTGGTCTTAGCGCCGCCAGTCTTCTTGTCGCTCACTGCTCCAGTGCGCACCAAATTCTTCTTTCCGTGCGTCTTAGCGGCCTCGTCATCCTTACCGGCTTTCTGTGTCGCGGCGATGTCTTCCTTCATGCGGGAGACTACTCGAATCATGTCTGGCGGGTGCAAAGAATTCTGCAGGACGTCAATAACCCAGGGCTGTTGTTTTTCGGCCCACGCTTTTCCAGCTTCACTATTGATAACGCCCTTCGCATCAGGCATCACGTCGCGCACTTCTGACCAGAAGTTGAGTTCCTGGTTGATTTTGTTGACCTGCTGGATCTCTGATCGAAGCTGCTGTACATCGTCACCACTTGCGGTGCTATCGACATGAGCCTTTTTAAAAGACTCCAGATACTTAGAAATGGTTGCTTCCATTATCTGCTGCTGCTCGGGTCCGACGCGCTCGTTGTACTCACCAAGCGTCAACTTATTTCCCAGCGAGTCAGTCAGCTCAAAATCATCACCAAGTACTAACGAAGGATCACCTTCGTCGCCCGCTGCCGGTGGCGTGGTACCTGTATCGGTCTCGTAGAGTTTAAGGAGGTACTCAGCATCTGCCTGAGTTTTGCCCTCGTTGCCGATCTTCTGAATCATGCTGGGCTGCTTATCAAACCATGCTGCAAAGGCCGTGGAGGCCAACGTGGTGCGGACGGCCGGACGTTCTACTTCGAGTGCGACTAGCAGCTCTTCTAATGCGATGGCATCGCCATCCTTACCGGCGAGCTCTTCGCCAAGCTTGACTAGATCGTCCTTCTCTTCACCCGCGGCGACAGCGGCAGCATCAGCGGCAGTTCTTGCTTCTGTGGCAGCGGCAGTGGCAGCCTCGGCACCCTCAGTACCCTCAGCAGCAACGGCAGCCTCTTCCGCAGCAACGGCAGCCTCTTCAGCTTCAGTAGCAGCTGCGGCAGCACCTTCAGCACCCTCGGCACCTTCAGCACCCTCGGCACCTTCAGCACCCTCAGCACCCTCGTCACCCTCAGCACCCTCAGCACCCTCGTCACCCTCGTCACCCTCAGCACCCTCGTCACCCTCAGCACCCTCGGCACCCTCGGCACCCTCAAATACTTTGGTGAACTCATTGCCTTCTTGAGCGGCTCCTGCTGATTCTTCTTTTTCTTCGACGGCCATAAATACTCCTGTGGAAAGATATCTCTAATCAGCTAGTCTAGTGTTCACCTCTGAGCTCATACGGCTTGGTGTCGCTGAGTTGGCCACGTTCCATGTAGGCTATGGAAGATGACCCTCCGATTACCTCTTCACGAATCAAGACGCCGCCCTGTCGGACGTTCATCGCCTCGATCTTAAATTTCTCATCTTCATACAAAGTCTTGAACGGATACTCTCCTGGCTCAGGAGGAGGAACGTTCTGGCCACGAGGACGACATGGAGTGGCTTCTTTGGTCCCTTCGTCGGCTGCAGGTTGCTCGTCGGTCGCGGGCTGACCGGCGGTACAGTCAGTAGTCTCTTCGTTGGTCTTAGCTTCTTGGTCTTTATCGCTCATAGTATTGTTCCTCTCGCGGCACAAATGGCCGATTATCAAATCTCTAGTTACCAGGGATGCCAAGGATCGTCACGTTGATAACTCCTTGAGTGACGCCGACAGTACTAATCGTCACATTGCTGGCAGAGGTGGTCTTTATCCATGTGGCTGGATCACCATATAATGGGATCATCGAGTTGGTATGGGTAGAGCCAAGCGTATCGGCATCTATGGCGGCCATGATGTCTGCAGCACCGGTGACAGCTATGGCTAAGGTTCCAGTATTACCTGTACCTACCATTGCGGTGCCAATATCGAGGACGGCAGCCTGGATGATGAAGTTATTAGGAACTGCCACGCCTAGAGACTGGTGAGACAAGTTTGTGATAGCGTCCGTGAATGTATAGGAACCTTTCATGAAGAAAGGAGCGAACTTGCCGTCGCCGGTCATCGCGCTTTCATCGAGACGGTTAATCTCTGCGGAGGTTACGGTGGCGCCATCCAATAGATTGAGCTCTGCGGACGAAGCCGTCATCGTAACGGTCCCTATTACAAATGATCCGCCGGTATCGATAACGAGTCTATCACGCATAACCAGAGGTCGCGACATGACGTCGGCCAGCATCGATGCCGGAAGCATGAATAATACAATGAACATTATGGCGAACAAGAATGAGGCTGTCTTTTTCATGGGGTTACTCCTTGGATTGTGCTTTTTGATATAGATCTTGTGCTTCCTGTGGCAAGCGTAAAATTCTATCCATTCCTTCGATCACTCCCAACCTATATCTGAAATCGTTGGTAATGTCAACATCAATTTTGGGATGGAGTCGAAATTGTCGATCTTCGTCGTCTCGCATCTTCTTGGCGATAGACAATAGCGCCTGGGTAGATGATTCCTCTGGAGCTTGCATTATGCTCGCTACCTGGACTTCCCGTTCGCTGGGCTCACTATCTAAATGCTTGGAAAGGTTGTTTGCCATTATACTCCTGCCCCGCCTTCAAGATCTCCATCGAGGAGGGTCTGATTGTTATCCAGTTTCTCCTGCTCCTGAGCCTTCAACTCTGCTTCTGCTGCGCGGGTAACGGCCTTGGACCGGCTGTCTGCTGCCGATGCGAGGTTCTTTTCGGTGTTAGACTCTTCGCTGCGCTTGGCTATTTCAGCGGCTTCTGCCTGCTGCTGTGCAAATAGTTGCTGCTCGGCCTCAAGCTCTTCGTTCGATTTCTCGAAGCTCTTGGTATCTACATCGATAGCATGGCCGATCTCTTTGATGAACTCATTGATCTTGTAGCGAGCTTTTACGTCCTCATCGGAAAGGATCAATCGTAGGAGGATCTCCAGACGCTGCACGCGTTGGATACGGTTCTGGAAGGAACTGTAGCCAGCGGCCTTGACAGTGTAGTTGCCCTTGCCCCTCGTGACTGTCGGGTCTTCCATGTTGTAGTCGTACATCGACGTGATGATAGGCTCGATCAGTCCTTCATCGTAATTACGGATGACTGATCCGATATACTTGCTGGACTTCTCGAGCTGCTGTGCTATTGCAAAAGCTGTGGTCGTTGCCTGCTCGGGTTGGAAGCCGCGGTTGATGCGAGGGATCTTGCCCGCTTCCTCGTGTCGCTTCTCGACGAGCTCAACAAGCTTCAACACGTTCTGTCCTGAATTCTCCATGCCAAGCTGCTGTACTGCGCGGCGAGCGTCGTCGACGTCGTCACTCACTAGGAGTTTCAGGAATCCAGACTGGATCCCCTTGTTGATATCTTCGGGGTTCTCCAGCAGTGCCTCTTTAATGGCGATCATGAATACGCTGGATAGTTTGCTGGTATCTTCAAAGCATCTGTAAGCGCCTATCAGTGTGCGTTGCTCGTCTTCTGTATTGTCGGCAACACTACGACCGTGCGGCTCATCAAGGTTCTCTTCCCATATGCCGCGGTAGATCGGGCGCAGGTCTTGGTCGGAGCGGGAGAAGCGTATTACGTGCCGGTCAGCGACTACGCACATAATCTCGACATCTCTGCCGTCCTCGTCTTCTGGAGCGGTAAGTGGATCGACGGCCGTCCCTTCAATGCCCAGGTCTTCAAAGTTATTGACATCGGCGCCGCTCTCTACCAGCTTACGCAGTCGAGTTTCAAAGTCTTCTACTCTCTTGATTGGTGCGCGGCCCCAGAACTCGCGATAGATAATCTTCTTCTTGCGATGCTGGATGTCTCGTTGGCCAGGAGATATAGAGCGTTGTCCGCCTTCCGGATCTTTCAGTGTCTGATTGCTACCACTGGTACCAATTCCTGCTTCAGACTCTTGGATCACCTTGTTGATGGCACCTGGAATGAAGAATGGTTCATCGAACTTCTGACGTAGTTCCCAGGGAGACATGAATACACGATGGATGAATCCTGCACCTTTGCGCGGGTCATCCTCTTCTAAGTCGCGGAAGACGTTCCAGACGGATACATATTGCCAACCAAGTGCTACGGACGAGCGTACCCATCGACTAAAGGTCTTCATGGAATCTGGAATGGTGCTGGTATCTTCAACACCTTCGATCGTATCTTCCTGCCAACCCTTCTTAATGGTCGTGAGCAGTGGGGTCTTGGCTAGGGTCTCGCCGTAGACGGCACCGGATAGGACGTTAAGACCGAAGGCTCGATCGGCATGACTGTCGGCGAGTTGCCCCTCGATGAGTTTATCCATCTCATCGATAGCGTCATCAATGATTTCTTTTTGTTTGTTGTCAAGATCTTGCTGTGTGGATCTCGTATCCGGATCCGGCTGCAGCTCGAAAGGAATGCGTCCGCCCTGCAGTACTGCATCGAGTACTAATGCTAGGGCTGCGATGATGTTATCGCGGGTATGGGATGGGAATGCTTTGGATCGCCACTTCTCACCCTCGCCTATTTTCCATTCATCGCCCGCTTCCTGCATGAAGTAGTTACGGTTACGATTCCATTTGAGTTCTATCTTCTCGCGCTGGCGCGCCCAGAACTTGTGCTGAGTGACGACGAAGCTCGCAAGGGAACTGGATCCCTGCGTTTGGTTTGCTTCTCCTGCCATAAGGAATTACCTATTTCTTTGTCTTATTGATCTTGGTGGCTTCGTCAAAAGCTCGGGAGAATTCAGCGTCACCATCGAGAGCTGCATCCAATTTCTGGAGCTGAAGTGTCATTTCCTTGGTTCCCTTGTCGTTAGGCTTATCGTTGGTGCGGACGTTGATCACTTTGGCCATGCCGATGATGTTGACCATGTCTCCAGGCTTGACGTCATTGAGGCCATGGATCTTGTCAATCTCTCGCCTATTGAGTTCTATCCGGAGACCATGTGGGAATTTAGGCTCGTTCTTTTCCTTCTTCTTCTCGGAACTTGTGACTGCCTCTTCCGGAAATCCATATTCAGATGCGCCCTTGGGCAGTTGCATGTCGGCGAGTTTCTTGGGCATAGTCTCTTACCTTTCATACGAGGAGTTGTCCTCGTTTTTGATCCTATATGGGAATCGTGAGAAACCCGTAACTGCCGTCATTAGCGCGTGCACTGCTGGAAGCGTCTCTTTCTGAAAGGATGTCCCCTGGGTGTCGGCTTGCCGATCAAGCTCTGTTCCTTCTTCCCAGAAGAGCCTCTGCAATGTCGACTGCTCCCAAAGACATTGTAGGGCTTGTTCATCCTGCTGCCAATGGACCTCTGTAAATCGGGGTTTCGGCTCGATCATCTTAGAGCGCGATACCTGCAATCGGTACTTCTTATGGGTCTCTTCGTCCTGATGCCAGAAGAAATCTCTAGCAAAATAACGCTGCCAGCACTTGTTAATCCATGAAGATAGGCCGGTGAACTCAATTACACCTTCTTCTCCTACCACATGGTCTATGCACGAAAACTCATTACTTTCGAATACATACAGGATCTTTGTGTGTATGTCAAGACCTAAGAGGACAGCGAATCCTGTTACCTTGGGCTGATCAGTACCATAGCGCCGCGGCCAGAGTATCCCGCCACGCATCTGGAACTCTGCGTGGGTCATGTCGGCGAAGTGGAGTGTTGAAGTCTTACGCGTTAGGTTGGCGTAGCAGGCGCTCGGACCCTCTACCAAGTTGGCCCTTGTTAGTTTATGAGTTTTGGTAGATGCCGTAGCAGTCATATCAATTCGGCGAAGGAGGCGATACCGCCAAGTCCGTTGCAATCTGAATCGTGTTGCGGCCGGTACGACGGCTCCAGTCGTTGATGATTTCAGGGTGTGGCATAGGTAGGTGACACAAGACATGGAGACTGTCAAAGGTAGCTACCTGACCGGCGCCCCCCATTGGAATGATCGGATCCATGGTAATGCGCCATGCTATTTGGTCACCTTTTGGTTGGCCTTCCTGCTTCACGGTGTAGCAGAATGGGTCTACAACTTCAAATACCTCTGAGTCAGACTCCTCCTCGGTTTCCATTATCGCGCCTATGACGGCCGCACCGGTGCTAATCCTGAAAGCTACTATCTTCTCTCGCGGTTTATCTGTCATTATGGTCCCTCTTTTTTGCTCATCTCTTCGTCTATCATGTCCAGCCCAGCAGAAATTACAAGGCCCATGGTGGCTGTGCACCGTGGGTCACGCTCGGATTGGATTAGCAGGGCTTTATAGAGCTCAGTCATTGCACCGAAGATCGACTTGCCAGTGTCTATCATGGTCGTAGCGATCGACTGGCGCGCCATATGTGTACCGGTAGCATAGTCGGAACCTAGTGCGTCTCGGACCTCGCGGCGGCACTGGAAGAACATCTCCATGATGCCGTCTATTGGATCATCGGTCATTGAGTCCTGCAGGTCAGATAGAGACTTACCGGTAACGGGATCGTAGTCCATGCGGGTCTGAACCGCTGGTTCAGGATTGATATTTATAGTGCCCCATGTCTTGTGTGGATCTTCTGCCATGTTCCCTCCTAATGTCATGTCAGCAATCAAGGTGGCTATCAATATCAGAGCCGACATCGTTTTACAAGTGAATTCGTAAGCATACCTGTACGCTCAAGTCCGATCGCTAGGGCCATGTAGCGGAAGGCGTCGGCGCCGTGGCTTGCCCAGTCGTGGAGTGGTTTGTTCATCCAGTCGCCTGCAGGGCTCCACTTCTTGCGGTAACTCTCCAGGGATGCAAGGCCAACAGCCTGCCGCGGGAAGTCCTCGTTGCGCTCTACCATCTGGACGCAGTTCTCAGAATCGAAGAAACAATGTGGCAGTACTTGCTTGGCTGCCTCGATGCCATCGGCAAGGCCATAGCGGTGTAGTACTTCAAAGTTGATACCGTAGGTCTCGCGGGCCGTCTCTATCCTTGTCTTGCTTACTCCCCATTCTTCGTTGCCCAGGTCGTGCGGACCTATGTAGCGTTCATAATTATAGCCGAGCTCTCGGGACCGGCGGCCAAGCACCTCGACGTAGTGACCCATGCCTGGGCCCACGTCCTCGTAGTAATCGATCAGGAATATCATGTCATTGATCAATTGGAAGAACCATATTGCTGTGCATTCAGCGCCGATGTCCCATGCTGTGTGCACTGGATAATTCTTGTTGAATGGGAACTTATCTATGCGGCCCTCACCATAAGCCGCCTTGAGCTCCTCGTCATAGTAGGCGCCGATGACTGAGACTGCGAAGGCTTCATCCGGAGTAGATGGATGCTCACGCCACATGTCTGACCCGAGACCGGTCGCACCACATTCTATCTTTGTGTACCACGCCTTTTGCCCGCGGGTGAACTTGACGTTAATCTCTGTCTGTATCTTCTTGAAATACTTTTTCAGTCTGGCAGGGATGTCTACATGGGTTGGGTCTTCTGTGTAGGATGGGTTCTGATACCAAGGGAAGAAGAAGTACTTGAGATCCAGACGACTTAACGGCTTACCAGTGAGATGCTGCTTCTGCGCTACGTCACACATGTTGAAGAATGCACCGTCACGTCCTTCAGCAGTCCCTTCGAATACGATTAAGGAGTTTCTATGCATGGCGGGCAATGCGCCGGTGATGATCTCGCGGGCCTTCTGCGGATACTTGGCAGAGAGTTTTCCGAACTCAGTGACATGCAGCAGCTGGCCGGTCGCTGACCGAAGGGATGAACTAACCCTGATACTGCTATTGTTGCTGAGAAGAATCTCGCCAGCAGTACGCTGGTCGGCTACGCGTTGCATCTTGATGAATTCTGGAAGGTTGTCATAGGCAAACTTAACCTTATCTCGGAAGATGATCTCAGCATCCTGACGGGTGTCGGCGATGATGCCTGCACGTAGATTGTCATTGAACAGGATGAAATCGAGGAAGAGTATGTCGACGAATGTGGTAAAACCAAGCTGACGGGCCTTGAGGATGACCTGCCTCCACGTCATGTTGTAGAATAGCCACTCTTGCACCGGCCGCATCTTGAAAATGACACGCTGGCCGTGTTCGTCTAGAATGTAATAGAGATTATTGAGACGCCAATATTGATTGTCAAGGTGCTCGCCCATAAGGGCGTATTCTGCCGATGTGTAATTCTCAACCACAAGTATCCTTGGCTACGTAGATCTCGTGCCTAATTTCTTCCGTGCTTTTACCGCACCGCGGGCAATAGTCGAACTCCTCGAAATGATCCGCTGCTACCCTCTCTTTATTGGCCCCATCAGCTAACACGAGTCTAGCGTGGACGTCTTCCTCTCCCATTCGGTTACCATGGCCGGTTTCAGCAAAACCAACTATGTGATTGCAGCTATTTGCCTCTTGCCATGACTTTTCTATTGTTTCCATATTGTCCCTATCTAAAAGCGCAACGTGCGGCGGCTGGTACCGTGTGGAGAACACGGCCCGCAGCCGGTGCGGGCCGCCGCACGTTTGTGAATCAGAATGTTGCCGTCATTCCCATGAATGCCATGTGTCTGGCGATCGCTTCGTGGCCTTTGGTGCTTGGGTGTAGTTTGTCATCACCCATCATTCCTGGCTCGAATCCGATTATTGAATCTAAGTCGTACCAAGAAAGACCTGCTGGGAATGCTCGACGGTCAGGCACGGCCATAAGCAACTGTCTGAGAAGGCGCACTTGGCACGCTATCTCAGGATCTGCTCCGTAGGTAGGATCCGTGTAAAGAATGATATAGCACCGGCAGAGCCTCAGTCGATGGAGCACCGATTTGTATGCTTCCACCATGCGGGTAGACTCCCCCCCCGAGAGGATGCCATCACCTACCGCGGCTATGAAATCGTTCCCCACAAGAGAGATGACGATAGGCTCTCCAGAGGGTACCGCAGAGCGGACTACCTTCTTCAGTATAGGAACATATATAGTGGCCCATTCTTCCGCCGTACTACCCGATATGCCGAGGGCGTGGTTATCATCAAGCCCGAGCTGCTGTGGCCAGCCATCTTTGTCTTTCCTGGTCTCGCCGTTGTATCCCGCTGCGATGCTGTCTCCGATTGCGAACATGTCATTTTCCTTTCAAGTGGAGGCGCGCAGCGGAAGTGAGAAATGGGCATCCTACTCCGCTGCGCACCAATGGTGAGGTGAACTACTCCTCACCAAAATATTTATTTCATTGTCAGTGTGGCAGTCTCGTCTTTCACGGTAGAGATGAGCGTCTTACCCTGGACGGCATCCAGATCCTCTTTCTCTATGATGTACTTGCCCTTATGATGATAAACGACCGCGCACATTGCTGCCACGTAGCTTTGCTCTCGACTGTTTGACTCATTGAGCAGCCTGTTCGCTTCATCGACCGTCTCTTGGTTCTGCTTCTTCAATTCTGTGATGACCGCTTTATAGTCGAACGTTTCTTTGGGCGGCATGTCCGTCAAGTCATAGATGTAGAATACGCAGCCCAAGGAAATGCAAATAAGCGTCACGATTATGGAAAGCAGGAATGGTACTATCTTCTGGTTCCGTTCGAATGTGGCTCGTGTATCATCGCTCATGATGCACCGCCGTTCTTACGGTCCTTGTTGAAGTAGCTCATGAAGACCATGGTGATGATGGCCGTGATCGCAGATGGGGCGATGCTGAACTCTTTCCCCTTCATGACGTAGGCCAGGACCAGGATCAGAAATGATACCCCCGACAACACGGTTAGTATCCATCGGCCGCTGGACATTCTACTCATAAACAATTTCAGTTCCTGCATTCTGTCTCTCCCTCGTTATTTTGGTGGACGTGGGGGGAATCGAACCCCCGTCCGAACTGACCGTGCACTAACGTCTACGTGTATATCCGGTTTGGGTCCGGCAACCTTGGGCGAGCTTTCCCGCCTCCACCATTCAGTCTTTATGTCCTGGCGCTGAATTCCCCCTGTTGTAACCGCCCAGGTCTCGGGTTCCTCTGCGTAGCATGTCGGGCATTCGGTAATCCCAGAGTATCTTCCCTTAGCCCCAAGGCAACTAAGCTGCCATTTTCATCTGTGTAGCACTTAATGTGCGATCAGGATTGATAACCCAGCCAACTGATCATCTGGGACACGCGATCAATGTACTAACTCAACCCGTCGAAACCGGTCACGCCCTTCCGTTTTAGTCTGTTCATCTTCCGTACCGTTCTATCAAAGAGTTCAGAATGGAATGCTCGTATTGCTCTATTGAATTCAGTTATTTCCTTCTGGAAGCCAGGGATATATGGGTCGCTATATTTGTTTACACTCAACCTGCCTCCTCCATTGGATACCACTTACCAGCACAATACCGTTTTCGCTCCACTTGGTCAACTACGCAGGTAAGGTGAGCATCACAGTCTCTCTTGAGTTTGTCATCAAAATCGTTGGTGAGCCATGGCGGCGGATTGGCTGGATCAATATTGAAGCAGAGATACCTAGCCAAAAACGGCGCCGCCTTGGGATCACCAGTCATTTCTTCTTGGCTACCTTCTTCTTGGCTGCCTGCTTCTTAGGTTTAGGAGCCGGATCCGGTTCTTCTGCGGGTGGGCCATAGACTTCCACTTCTGCCTTCAGCATCTCTACGGTGTTGGCCACCGCCTTGCTCAGGAGTGCTGGAGGTAGATTGATATCGTAGATATCCCCACTTCGCGCCATGCCCGCCATGACGCAGTCAGTGATATGCTCTATCACATCGATAAGGTTTACATCTTCCGGTACGGCTTCTGGCTGGTTGATATGATGCCGCGTGATCTTGTAATGGTTTGTCAGCCATCCAGTGTTCTTGAACCCAGTCTGGAAGTCTGAATGGAAATGGTCCAGCCCCGAGATCTTATCCTCGTCGTGGATCCTGCCAGCCTGCTTGAGCTTGGCCATGAAGAATGCCAACCCATGGTAGACGTCCATGATATGGCGGTTGCTGGATTCCTTTAGCGTTTCCTTGGTGACCTTGCTCCAGTCGCAGGTCCGAGTATCGGCGGTCTCTGATTTCTTTATGCTGATCATTGGTTGTCCTCTTTCTCGTGGTTGATGTTCACTGTCTAAATCGGGGCGGGGCTCGCACCCGCCAATGCTTACTTACTAGATGAACTTACGGATCCGCTCGCCGAGGATATCCGAGTAGGTGGCCATGGACGACCGCTGCTCGATCAGCAACGTCTGCTCTTCTTCAGAGAGTTCCTTGAACTCGCTGGAGTTATCGATGAATGCGGCTAGGCTCTCAAGATTCGCATCGAGGACCGCCTTATCCTTCCCTACCGACTTCTGGTATGCCTTCATATGTTCCCTTTCTGTTGTGGCCGTCTGGCCGTTGGTTGTTTGTTTATGATAGACCACGAACCCTCTCGCTAGTAATTCACCGGCGGTACATCGTGGCGATTGTCCGCATCTACCATCGTGCGGGCAAAGATCAGAGGCCGTGCACCTACATAGCATATCATCGCCGACTTCTACTGCCTTCAGCAGTTTGAGCAATATAGCCTTAATCATTCTGCCCCTTCATCTCTTTTGTGCTGCGATATATCTGTCGTTCTAAGGTGGATATCCCATTTCAAGTAATCCGTCAATCTGTGATACCACACAGCACCATGCCAACATTTCCGCCTTACTAGAATCCCTCTTGCCTTTCCATCTGAACGGAAGTATCTATCTTCCATCACCATGATGGTCCTGCGGCGCCAAGCGTAGATTATGCTGAACTCGTTACCACCGCACGTTGTATTCATTGCGAAGGATCTCCCCCCTGCAGTCGCTGTTTCCGGTCCTCCATCAACTTGCTGATGAAGTCAGCAATGTCTTTGAGACAACTCTGACTATACAATGTTTCCTCTAGCGGGAAGAAGCAGTACTGCCGCCAGCCACACATCCAATCTATCGCGCCCAGCGGAGTACCGTCGTGATTCTCACATGAGAAGGTGGCAGTTTTCCCACTAGCAGAATCACTCACCTTCTCGAATATGATGTGCTTGTATTTGTGTTCAGGTGTCTTGATCTCAGCCATAATCATACCTCTTCAATGGATGAGAAAGGACGTTCAATGTCAATTAGTCGGTCCTTTGTTCCTGTTAGAACTGTTGATGCAAGAGCTTTTGGCACGAGCCATAAGAGGTTGGGGATTATATCGTGCTTATCCAGCGTAAGGCCACCCACGAATTCTACTGTTAGACATCCCTCATCGACCCCCATGCCGTCCTTGTCTTCTAGTTCTGCGAGCAGCTTCATGGCAGCAAAAATATATACCTGAAATCCTAGACCCTCCATGACACAGACCGGAGACCATTCGGCCGGAACGGTTTTGATCGTCGTTTCTTCTCGCGCCTCCCGCATCATGGCTTGCCTTGGAGTTTCCCCTTCTTTGATATGGCCACCAATGCCGTTGAGTTTCCCCCTCTGCCACTCGGGCCGATTTTTTCGGATCAATAGCACATACTTTTCCGAATCGTCATCTTCGCCGAATATGAATCCTAATACATATCTTGTCATAGCTTACCTTCTCCTCGGTTTGTCAGTTCCCCATTTCCTCTGGTGGTAGTCATGGCGCCGAGCCTGCCACCGCCAGTCATCCCTCATGCATTGATAGTCGCTGCGGATCGGATCAGGCTCATAGCAGTCTAAGAGATCATACTCGAAACCTACTGTCGACGTCGCAGGGGATTGTATGATTACTATTTGTCCTCTGGCTATTGCAGCGGCCAGCGCAGAAGTCAGCGTCGTGTGATCAGGGCTTATCATTGCTGATCACCCTTCGGCACTACGTCAAGAAAGTGAATGCGGACTCCGTCGAAGACGATCGGCTCGTCACGGCCTTTAGTGAACCAGTGCCGGAAGTCCTGAGTATCCGGAAAGCCGTCACTGAATGCAAGAGTATGAATCGCGCATTTAGCAGTCTGCTCCTCGTCGATCGTCAGTCGGTTGACTGTGATAGCGCACTGGGCGAACTCGACCTGCTTGCTGCGGTATGGCAAGTCGCTCCACTCGCGGAGGGAGACGATCTCGCCGGTCTTCTTATTGCCAGCACGGTTGCGTAGCGTATGAATCTTGGTCCCGTTCAGTATCGAATCACGGAAGAAGGTTGGCTGCCCAGCCCTCGGGTGGAACACTGGGAACGCTCTGGCGCACATGATGTATTTCATGATTGGCCTAACCCTTTCTCGTTGCCCTTGTATATCAGAATGGACTGCATCAGTTTATAGGTCTCCGGAGCACGATCAGCATTGCACCAGTTGAGACCGACTTCGCTGAGGAACAATGCCTCCAGTTCATCCCATCGTTCAACTAACGCGGCCCAGGTAGGAGAGAGTCCGGCGATCTTGTCCATATGTTCTCGCGCCTCGGGCACGGCTGCCAAGAATAGCAGGCAGCGGTTAAGATCGTCTGGGTCATAAGGATGCGCCGTCTCGGTTCCTGTGCCTGTAACTGCGGAGGCCATAGCCCTGGAGCTTGACCCGACGCGGCCATTTACCAGCCAGTCGAATACGTTGTCTTTTAGATTAGCGTTTGGCTCTAGCACTCTGTCTCCTAGTTCATAGTTCATTCCGGCTCTCCCATCAATCCTGCTTTTCTATCAGGTTCTTCAGGCGCTCGTACTCGGCAAGCTCAATATATTCCTGTACGCCCAGCTGCGGGATTCTAAGGAAATGTTTGTCTTGGTGGCTCACAACAAACACCTGATCAATGCTGCAGGTCACCTCTGATACATCCTCCAGCGTAATAGTCACTGCCTTGCCCATTGGTTCTCCTGTGGTTTATTCTGGGGACTGGTCAATCTTCTCAACAGTTTCCGAGCGGTACTCTTTCAGCGCCTTGTTGATTAGATTCTCAAGCCACTTGCCCATCACATCCTCATTGAGACGTACTTTGAATATAGAGCGAGCAGGATCGTGCCCCTCCCTCTCCTGCGCTACTTCCGCTCTGAGCACTGGCGGACTTTGGACAGACTTGATTTGGGTACTGACTACTTCGGCCTCATGCCCGTAGGACGTTGATGTTCTGACCAGCGCATCAGCGTCAGGAGCGACCATTGCTTTCGCGTCCTGCGTGGTAGGAGCAAAGACTACTCGACAGATCCCGTAGAATTTCCCGTCGATCTTGACTTTAATCGTTACATAATACGGTTTGTTCATTCCCATTCTCCTAATTTTTCTCTCGTCTATAACGCCAATACTTCTTGACTTAACCTATTCGCTGCTATCTCGCAATACTTCTCTTCGAGCTCTATGCCAATGAAACTAAATCCTTCACGTAGTGCGGCCTTGCCTGTAGATCCAGAACCCATGAACGGGTCCAGCACGATGCCTTGTGGCGGGGTGATCAGTCGGCATAGGTACCGCATAAGGTCCGTAGGCTTGACCGTTGGATGATTATTCCCCTTGAGATCTGCGTTCTCTACATTCCTCAATGTGGTTCCATGCTCTAGCTGAGATGGCGGTTCTTCTAAGCCTTCGTTCCGGTCTTTCTTGCTGGCTTTAACACAGTAAAAGAATCTAGCTGCCGATCCACTATCCCCACGTTTTTCTTGTGACCGGCGCCCCTTATACTCGCCATAACAGACCGTATTGGCATCGCCGGTACGAGAAGGCTCTGTACCCTTTACGCTACCCATTGCGCCTTTGCTGTCAGGGAATAGATCCATCACTTGTTGAGATCCATCGTGGATCAGGTTGGCAGGGAAGCGGCCTATAACATCTTCTCCATCGGCCCCAGGACCACGGCCATCGTCATTCCTGTATCCCGCCTCTACTCTACTTTTCCTGCTGGCACTCGTCGGCGATGCAGCACCGTTATGTCGAAGTTCACTGCCAACCCTGCACCCGTCAATGTTGATAGCGCCCGTTCCCCACTTGAGAACATTGGCCGCAACTGTCTTTTCTCCTAAAGGCTTTCTGGCAAGAGTGAAGAACTCACAGGCGGGCTTGAGAGCAGTACCCCAGCCTTCCCATTGTTCTGCTTCTGGTGTTGATGGAGCCGTGATATCCCATTCCCTGGCCCATTCGTTTCCTCCGTGTGCTGCGTTGGCCGGTTCCGACAACTTATTATCTGTATCGGTCAGTGTCGGATGCTTTCGTCGTCCAACTACTTCTCTTTCTTTGCCAGCAGCTTTATCGATCGACTTACTGATATTCATAGACTTAGGGAATCCGCTACCGTAGATCCAGCTTACGACGTCTCTGATATGGAATCCAGCATCTTCTACATTCACAACCATGCGATGCTGAGTGCGAGTTCCGCAAGCACAGAGCATGTGACCTCCTGGCTTCAATACGCGAAAGACCTGCCTCCATACTTCTACGCTCGGAACATCGTAATCCCATTTCTTTCCCATGAACTGTAATCCGTAGGGAGGATCAGTTACTATGCTATCGACGCTATTATCAGGCATTGTTGTACATACATTTAAGCAATCCCCGTGGTAGATCGTGCAATGCTTATCCTGATGATATGGATTCAATCCGACCCCATATATTCAACTGGTATCCCCATCTCATGAGCAATCTTGACCTCTGCGGTGACGCCAGTACTCTTGGACCATCCGTCCTGGCATACCACAATCAGCTTCGTACAAGCAGCCAGCATTATGCGGTCATACTTCTCCCAGTAGTCCCATCCTTTGGGAAGGTCGCCAGCTAAGGCAATCGGATGAGTGTGCGATATCGGGCTGAAGACATGATCTCCGGCCGCCATGAGTTTTGCAGCTACCACATTTACGATAAGGAATCTCTGCTTCCTAATTTCAGGATCGTCGTCGCTATATGGCGTGGCTAGATATATCAGTTCGTTCGTTGCCATTCCCATTCTCCCATTAGTTCCTAGTCCTAACTATTCCAGTCCCTCAACCACGCAGCTCGGAAATCCCTCGCGAGCCTCCACTCCCATCTACGATTCACAATACATTCTAAGGCCCATACTAAGACTGTAACCGGCAACAGGACGACTAATAGTGGCCTGTTGCCCGAGCTGCTCATCAGCCCACCACCTCAGCCGGTTCCATGGGAGGTTTGACGCCTTTGCCGCTTACCCGATTCAATAGCTCGCTGAACCCGTCGACCAGATCCTGGGTGCCGGTCTTGTGGATCCCCTCCATCATATTCAATTCATGGATGGCTTTGACCCCGTCGACTAGGCTGATCGTCTGCTTAGTTTCCGAGACTGATTCGCCATCTTTGCGCGTTGACGTTCTGGTTGACAGTGACAAAGATTTGACAGCACGCCCATTTGCCGACTCACCGTCGAGGTGAATGCTCATGCTTTCCCCGTCTTCACTGATCGAGACAAAGTCTGTGAGGCAGCCGTTGGCTATCTCGCTGAGGATTATCTTCCTTTTAACTACTGTCAAGATCTTAGAATTCGCAGTCTGCTCTTTCAACCATTCGATACGATTCTCAACGTCTATATTTGTCAATAGTTGGCATGCCCCACGGCGAGCAACCCCACGATTCTTACAGTCGTAGCCTGCATCGATGTAAGCATCGCCCCTTGTTCTTCCGTGCGACATGCCGCTTTCTTGTGTGAATACATTCTGGGCAAAGGCTTCCTGGCGGGAGTCTTTGAGTGGCTTGGATGGCAGCTGCGGTTTGGCGGGCTTCTTGGCCGCCTTCTTGGCAGTTGGCTTCTTCTTGGGAGCTGCCTTGGTTGACTTCTTGTCAGTCTTGGCGCTCCTGGCGCTCTTGCTGTTCGCTGTCATTGGTCTAATCTCTACCAGATTACGTGGCTGGATGCAAGCTTAAATCAGTACCTCTGGATCACGTCCGCGGTGGTGAATTTCCTTATTTTGCCGGTCTGGACGTTGGCGCCGTAAATCTTCCCAGGATTGGCGCCCCAATAGCTGCCAACCGAAACGACTTGAAGTTTCAGCTTATGGCGACCAAGCCGTGCGGTCAGCCTGCGTCCTACGGGGAACTCCTTTTTGATTACCCTGATCAGGTTCAGTGCTGCCCGATGATTCCTCGTCTTGGCGGCTTCTATTGTCTTTACCTTCATGGTTATCCTTTTCTTTTTGAACAGCTATCTACCAAATCGCTGTACTTCCATTATGCGGGAGCGGAGATAAAAAATCTCAGCCTGCTTGTCGTACTCCCACTCCTTCGATTTCATGAAGCGCACTTGTTGTGGGCGGAATCCGTTCTCTTTCATCGTCACAATTCCCCACCCCTCCGGCAATTGCTCCCTTGGGATCTGATCGAACAGTTCATACGGGAATAGGTAGTAACGAAACTTTCCCATCCCTGTCTCTGGGTTCTGTCTAAACGGCTTCTTGGCATCGGCAAGAAAGTCAGCCTTAGATATTTTGACCTCTACCAGGAAGCTGCCATCGCTAGACCATCCCAAAGCATCTGGCATCTCGTTGCTCTTCGCGCTTCCTCGCTCGGTGAATACAGGATTACAGCTCTTCGACACAGACAGCCATTCCTTAGCCTTGTCAACGAGAATAGTATGGGTCAGCATCTACAGTCCTTCCTGTCGTTACAGTGCTCTTGCCCGCTTGACCTCTGCCATGGCTGCGACGTTCAGGGCATCTGCTGCTTGCCTCTGAGTTGGTTCGTGGTCGAATGATACGCTCAGTGACCCTGCCGTCGGATGTACTCCTTGCGCTCTCCATGTCCCATCTGAATGCTTGCTCTTAATGATCATGTCCGCCTCCTTGTGTTGTTTAACTTCAACACCATTATACCATATTGGCTTTTCCGGTTTTCTTCATTCGGACGGTTTCGGGCGGTATCGGCAAATCCCGTCGTTGCCCAATTGGTCGAGAAAGTTGAAAATAATGCTTGGTCGTCCATTCAGTTTTTGGGCGGACGTTCGTTTTCCCCGCTGGATTCCACCATGCCATGCTCTTCTATTGTGGCTTGCTCCCATGCTTCACCGCATTCCTTATGAGCATAGACGGTCACTCTCTCTCCGCAGTCGAAGTATAGCCATTTCTCGTATCTCTCGCCTATCTCAATTGTCTGATTACACCAGTCGCATCGGTGGATCTTGCCGCGCTGTTTTGTGTGGGTCGTCTTGGCTCCGCAATGCATCACCCACCTCCTTCTGGCGTATCAGTGATGATGGCCTGTTCGTCATACCTTTGGATCACCAACTCGATAGCCCGCAGGCACCATAGGAAATCGTAGGTCAATGTCTCAGTGTTGGGCATGTCGCTAATATCAGATATTTCAGTCTCGTATAGGAGTCGATAGAAATCGTGCTGGCGGTTATCACAATATCCCCATTGTCTAATCAGGTCTTGCCGCTGTGATTCCTTTTCGGCTGTCCAGTCTTCCTCGCCGTAATCCTCGTGCATCTCGTCGATGTACTGTCGAGCTTTCTCTTCTGAATATTCACGGATGTTACCGGCTACGCATTTCTCTGCGCAGTATGACAAGCTGCGGACAGTGTCACCGCGGAAGAAGCGAAACATATCTTCCGCCCTCTCAAATACGAATGTCCTCATGTCGCCAGTGTAGAGGAGACCACCAGGATACGTTATGATTCTGAATCCGTAGCAGAATGAGTCTTGGGGGCTAAACTTCATTGAACGGTGGACGCCATTCTCTACTAGCTCCGAGAGGACATGGTTCTTAGTGTCATTGGGAAAGAATTCATCAACTTGTTCTTCGTTGCCTATGGTCATGTCATTTCTCCTCCGGTGGAATTACCACCTTTGTTATCGTTACCGTGCGAGCATCGTTCCTCGGCATCCCTTTATGATCGCAATACAAGAAGGACAACTTACGGCTAATTTCTCGGTATATCTGAGATTCTCTAAGCCATCTTCCGATCCAATATCGAAAGCGTCACCACAAATGGTGTACTCTGCATTTTGAGGATTCATCCCATGCACCAAGCCGTTACCTTCCATCAATATCAGGCTCATTTATTCGCCGCCTCTCCTATTGGTCGGGGATGCATGACTTCTTCCCGTACAGTCTTACGCGTTACCGTTACCCGCTTGTAGATCGGGTTGCGCTCCCCAGGCTTCCCGTAAATCCAAATGCGCGTATACCACCTATCTACCTGATCGCTTTTCGTGACTAGGTCGTAGTCAAGCATGACAGCGATTCTCTTCACATATTGGACGGTGTAGTTATTAACCATGAACGATTCGCCAACCTTGAGGGCCGTCATCCAATCAAGCCAAGCCTGCCTTCCTTCGTGGGCTCTGTCCTTGCGCACGCCGCACCGGACTATCTTCTGAGGCATCTGCACCGTCACTGATGTTGTGTTTGGTATAGGATGCGTATCTAGAATGCGGTCGGCCATCATTCAGTCTCACTCAAGTAGTCACCACCATCGTCATTGACCCTGACGCCCATCTTGGATCCGTTACACCATATACACCCTGCACATAGTGCGTTGACAAAGATCCAGTCGCCACCAGCCAACACTCGCACACTGCTCAACGGCGATGGAAGGTCTGTGACGTCGTCGTTGCGCACGCCCTGAATGTAGAGAGTCGATTCAGGATTCTGAGGGTCTAACAGAAATGGCTGCCCAATGAATTTAGCAATTTCTGCAATTGTATATGGTCGGTATTTGGCTTTAGGTTTGATGCGGTAGAAGAACCCTACGCTTATTCCGCCATCGTGTTTGCGCCATTCCTCGTTGCCACAAAGCACCTGTATCTCTCTGCCATCTCCGAGGCACAGGGATTCTATTGCGTCGGCAGTATCTCGATGTAGCTGAACTCTATCTTCTAGCGTGGGCATGATGCTGATTCTCCCTCTTGGACTTGCTTCTTCTTTTCCTGATTGCGGCGCCGCGTAGCTTCGGCTCTTTCCCGAACGCTCTTGTTGGCAAACCCCTTATTCTTGTTCTTGGCGCGGCCGCCAGTCGCTGATGCACAATGGTGGCACACCAACTCACGATTACATTTCGGACAAACTACCACGTAAGTGCCTCCCGTATTTCCAGTAGAGATATGCGCCAGCGGCCGCTTCGAACGCTAACAGGACGAGCATCTTCATGATGCCACCACTTCCATCCCCATCGACGTCAGATTCTTGGCGTCTTTGGGTTTCTTGAAGAACCCGAACCGTGGATCTGTAGGAGATTGGCAGAGCTCGGCGATGAATGATATCCTGTCGCCCTTACTGCACTCCAGGTTTGACGGTACCGTGCCGTATGCCTTCCAGCCTGGACTGGTCTTTACTAGCATCTTTAGGCTCGTACCGAACGTCTCATGCTTCTGCTCCTTGAAGGACACAATGCGGCCAACAATCTCACGGCGGCCGGAAGGACACTCAGTAGACTGATCCTCTTCAACGGCGATAGGATTCTCAAGCTGCTGGCTGCAGGCATCGCAGAGAGTCATGACTGTCAGGCTTGCGGTATGGACGAAGAAGCCCAGGTAGAGCGACGGGGCGCCGCAACCTCCACAGATCCCCCGCTTCACCCCACGCGCTACCTTGAGCTTCCGCTCAGTGATTATGGCCATGATTCGCTGCCGCTCGACCTTCATCATGGCTACTATAGCCTCGGCGCTCCCGCCGTAGGTGCACCCCAAGAATTCAAAGTCTGCCGCATTCATCGTATGTGACATATCAGTTCTCCGATTGTTAGCCTACGCTACGTTCCATGCATCGCCAGTGTCATACAGTTCGATCTTACCTTCTTTGGCCAGCTCATTGATGGCATGGACAACGGCACCCTCGGCATCGTATTTGCGGTCCATCCCGATGACCTGATCCATGACGCCGTACACGAGGTGATGGAAGCTACATGGCCCATCAGCCTTGATGTCTCTGAGTACGTTGTCTTTGGCTGTGTGTTTGATTGCCATCTATTCTCTCCCTAGCCATTGCGCTACCACTTCTTTGATCGTCAGTTTGATACCTTTGCTTGCCGCCCACTCCTTCACAATCCCTCCGTACATCTGTGGGGAGTGTCGCTTCCCACAGTCAACGGATAGCATATTCTCCCACTCCACATTCTCCTGCTCGCATGGAGGAGCGAAGAAATACTCAAAGCGGCCGTAAGGGAAATCTGGCCAGTCGTTCCACCGGCGGCTACACCATGATAGAACGTCGGCCTTACTGATCTCTGGTTCCGGAGTAAAGCAGGAAATTACTCTGGCTTCGTCGATTACGTTCATCCTGATCTCCTGGTTAGCGTTTCAGGAATTCTGCGAGTTCTTCACCGTTCACCAAACCGTCGGGGTCTATCTCGGCCTGACGCCAGCCAAAGCTGCTGGTCTTCTTCGTCATGACAATTGAACCATCACTGAGCGTGCTGGCGTACTTGTAGCCCTTCTTGGCTAGATTCTTTTCAACGTCTTCCTTGCTCATGCTGCTCTCCCATTGGGTAGTTCGTTCCTGATCACGAGAAGAGTTTTACATAAGTGCTTATGTACGTCAACCCCTAAATGATAATTATCTCAATCTTTCCTTGCTTCCCGAATAGTCTTCTCTTTCAGGTATGCTGCGTCGCCTGCGCTTGGGCGAAGAACTATTTCCGAGTGAGTTTTGTTCACGCTGCTGGCAAAGACTGTGGCGGCGTCGATATTCATGCACAAGCCAGGAACCTCGAAACAGACCGTGGCCTCTAGATTAGCGTTCAGTTTGTCTATTATGTCTTTTGCTTTCATCGTGCTCCTTCGCCTCCAGAGAGGCTGCTGGTAGTATTTGGCATACATTTAACAGGGCTCAGACAGGCGGTTGGCAGTATCTGATGACCTATTGGTATACCATTATTGGCTATCATGTCACGTTTGTTTCTTTTGTTACGTTATTTTCTACCCTATTCCGAGGGTAGCGTGGGCAGTGGCATCCAATGCGTGACGACGCGGACAGAGTTGCCGTGACACATGAAGTGGTGACCCTCCTCTATCCATACGGCAGTGCTGATGGCCGAGTCTCCGTAGACGAGATACCCAAATCCTCGGAATGCCGGTTGCTCTTCACAGTATATGCGCCATCCCTGGTCAGGGGTAGGAAACTGGACAAGAACCGGAGGAGTGCCCCAGCTGCCGTCCTCGTTCTGGATTGGTGCTACAGTGTCATTCTCGGCGATCAGGACTCCTTCCTTAGTAAAGACCTGTGAGACGGTTCTGAATGGATCAGAGGAACTACCCCTACCCCTGGTGATGTCTGTGCGGATTACTTCTTCTAGTATGGCCATGGTTTCTCTCCTGTTGGTGGTTAGGTGCTATTTACTATAAAGGAAAGGGGAGCTTAGTCCTTCTTGCGAACGAACGTGTACCGGCGGGGGAGATTCCACTCTTCCTGGCCGACGTCAAAGGTAGGTGATTCATGGCCAACGCAGTGGTCCTGGCGGATACATTTTACCTGCATGAGGTCACGCTCAGAGTTGAAGGAAAGAATCTCGTGCTCGTCGTATCCCTCGCGGGAGACTATATCCCCAACCTCGAATAGGTACCAGTCCGGCATCGTTAGCAACCCAAACGAGACGAGGGCGCAGATGGTTCCATGGGCGTCAGCCTTGACCCCGTTATCAGCTATCCACTTATCCACTCGTTTCGCTAGTTTCAGGCGATCGCTGAAGTTCATATTCTTCTCCCATTATGTCTTCTATGTCACAGTTCAATATCTCACAGAGTTTCTCGACCGGCAGAACGTGATGCTCTACCACGTATTTTACCAGCAGGTCGTCTTTAATTCTCTCCTTGCGCAGCCGCTCGTAGAACTTGTGACGGCGCCGTTCCAGTTCTTCATGATCAGACACGGATGGCTATTTACCTTCTAATGTCG